CTGTGAACCCGATCAAGATACGGTATGTGGCAGGGTATTACGCATCGAACCCGATACCAAAGATGATAAAACAAGCCATGTTGCTGTTGATCGGGCATTGGTACGAAAGCCGCGAAGCCGTGTTGATTGGTCAAGGTACGATGTCAAAGAAAATCGAATTTGCCGTTGATGCTCTATTGTCCATGTATAAAGTGCGTTGGTTTTAGGAGGGCAAAATGAGGGCAGGAGATTTAGACCAGCGCGTCACTTTTCAGCGCAGTACAATAACTTACAACACCTATAACGAGCCAATCAAGACATGGGCAGATGCCTTTACCGTACCGGCATTAATCAAGACAACGGGCGGCGGCGAGTTTTACGCGGCGCAAAAGAAGAACGCGGCAACAGAAATGCTTGTTGAGGTCAGATACACCGAAAAAATCAATGTGCGGATGCGGATGGTATGGTGCGGAAGAACGTTTGAAATCCTGCCGCCGATTGACGACGTAAACGCAAAACACATCAGGCTTTTGATAAGCGTAAAGGAAGTGGTTTAGTGGAAATCGAAGAAGCATTGACCACATACCTTTTATCACAATCAGGATTAACCGCCTTGATAGACAGGCGGTTTTTTTATGACGAAAGGCCGGAAAACTCAATTCTTCCAGCCCTTCTTTGTATAAATATCAGCGACGTAAAAGATCACACGCTAACGGCTCAGCAAAAACTTGAAAGCCCTATGTTGCAGCTCACATCCTATGGTGCGACACGGGCAAGTGCCAAAGCGGTTGCTAATCAGGTTAAAACGGCGTTAGCGGATTACGTCGGAACAATGAGCGGCATTGAGGTGCAGTATATCAAATTGGTAAATGAACTTCCGTCAACGGAGCAGAACGAGGACGGCACAGTCAAGGTAAGAACCGTAGATCAGGAATACGAAATTAATTTTGTAAAGGAGTAAGAACATGAGCAGTGCAGCAACACATTCTCACGGCACAACGCTTACATGGGACAACGTTGTTATTGCCGAACTAGACACAATTAACTGAATTGAAGTAACCATGTCATCGGTTGATGTCACAAACCATCAATCGGCAGACCATTTTACCGAATCAATCCCGGGCATGTTGACGGCTGGCGATGTCAGTTTGACAGGAAACTATATCGCGTCTGATACAACGGGTCAGCAAGCCATGCTGACAGATATGCTGGCAAGATCGGTAAAGACGGGCATTATTACATTCCCGTCATCTACTGGAACAACGTGGACATTCTCAGGCTATCCCACGGCATTAAAGATTGGCGATGCGCCGGTTGACGGTAAAATTCTGTTTTCGGCAACTATTCATCCGACAGGAAAGCCGACCCTTGCAACCGCGACAGTAACGGGCATGAGCGCTATTGGGTTCAGCAATGGCGTATTGACTATGCCCACATTCGCAATCGGTACTTACGGCGCTGATAAGCCGTATGTGGTGACAATTACGGCGCTAGAAACTTCGACGGTCGTGACGCCCGTAGATGCAACAAGCGGCGAGGTTATCACGATCACCACGGACGGAGGGTCTTCTCAAGTGGTGGCAACTACAGAGGCGTCCTCTCCGTGCATTCTGGACGTGGACGATGTAACACAGATAGTCGTCACGATCACAAAGACAGGATATGCGCCGAAAGCATACTACTTCAACTGCGTAGTGCTTGCGGCGTAACAACATGGGGACGGTGTAAAGCCGTCCCTTTAAATTTTACAGGAGGAAATTTTATGCCAATACCTTTTAAAGAGATCACGCTTGGTGATAAGACATATAAACTGCGCTTTGGAATGGGTGCAATGATTGAATATGAAGAATTGACCGGAAACAAGCTTACAGAGTTTGGCAACGATACGTCTATGTCAGACCTTTGTGAGGTTTTATGGGTCATGCTAAAACAAAACGATGAAAGCTTGACGCTTAAATCCGCATCAGAGCTCATTGACGAGGAATTTAATGGTACAATGCAAGACCTTATGGCGCTGGTAAATGAGGTCATAAACATGGCAATAGCAACGCCGGGAAACCCCAAGAAGCCGACAGCAGCGAAAAAGAGTTCCTAAACTTTGACAAGGAATACGAAATTGCTGTCGGTGAACTTGGATTATCGCATGATGAATTTTGGTATCTAACCCTAAGAGAATTCTTGATAAAACTTGACGGATATAAGCGGCATGAAAAGCGCCGTGTAAATGAGCTTTTGTCTTTAGCGTGGCACATTGCTTTGTTTGAGCGTCAAAAGAAGCTACCTGCACTAGATACGATTTTGCAAGACGAGCAAAAAGAGCATCGCAAACAGACGGTAGATGAAATGATAGCCGTTGTGAAGCTACTAAATGCTGCCTATGGCGGGATCGAGGTGGAAATGTAATGGCTATTAACGATGTTGTGATAGATGGGCTGGATGATATCATACGCGACATTGATAAATTTGGCGAAAAAGCAATGTCCATGATTGATCCCATTGTAGCAGAGGGCGGCAATATACTGCTCCAAGCCACAAAAGATAAAGTACATGTTGGCAATTATCCAGGTGGCGGTGCTCTGGAAAAAAGCCTAAATGTGAAAAAACAAAAATCAAAGCAAAAGAGAATTGTATATAACATCACATGGGGAAAAGATGTCCAGGCTTATGCCGCTCCTTTGGAACTTGGACATGGGCTTGTTTTTATGGGTCATCCGACCAACAAAAGAGTACCGGCATATCCATATTTGCGCCCGGCAGCTGACGAGAATAAGGAAAAAATATACAAGATGCTTTTTGCAGGGCTGAATAAAGCGCTTGAAACATTGAGGAAATAGCATGAGCAACATTATCAGAAGTTTTATCGTCAGAACTGGCGTTGATATGTCGGGTATGACGGTAGGGCTTAGTAAACTGTCGTCAGATTTAAAACGAGCCGGAAAGCAGATCACGGCAACCGGGCAAGATTTGACCCGTAATCTAACTGTGCCCATGTTGGCTGTCGGTACGGCGTCGCTTAAATTTGCCTCTGATTTTGAAGATTCAATGGCGGCTGTAAGCACGGTTGCAAATACGGCCGTAAAAAGCATTGGCGAATTGAGCGACGGGGTAATGGAACTATCCGGGAAAACCGGAAAGGCGGCGTCAGAGGTCGGGGATGCCCTTTATCTGGCGATTTCATCCGGCGCGGACACAGCTAATGCCTTGGAACTGGTTGGGGCCGCCTCAAAAATAGCAGTTACCGGTTTTACCGATACAACAACGGCAGTTGACGGGCTTACCTCTGTTTTGAACGCATACAACATGGAAACGTCAGAGGCCAACAGAATAGCGAATCTGTTTCAGGTTACACAAGATGTGGGTAAATCAACGGTTGATGAGCTTGCGCAGTCCATTGGTAATGTAACGTCAATCTCGGCAACTGCTGGCGTATCTATTGAAAGTCTGCTTTCCGCTATTGCGACATTATCTCTAAACGGGATTAAGACAGATGAGGCCATAACGGGCGTAAAGTCGGCAATTTCAAATATTATCAAGCCGTCGGAGCAAGCGGCGGAAGTAGCGGCAATGCTCGGGCTTGATTTTTCAGCGACCGCCTTACAGGCAAAGGGCCTTTCTGCATTTCTGGCAGACGTGCAAGAGAAAACGGGCGGAAATATTGAGACTATGGCAACCCTGTTTGGAAACGTGCGCGGGCTTAATGCCATGTTAAAGCTAACGTCTAGTGGTGGCATGGAAGTGTTTAACGACACGTTGCAGGAAATGCAGACCAACACGACTTCTCTTGATAATGCATACGAAATCATGACCAGCACTATGAGCAATCAAATGAAGATAGCTCTAAACTCTCTAAAAAATGTCGGCATAGAGTTGGGACAGAAGTTAATGCCCATTGTCAATAACGGGATCATACCGGCTATAAAGAGTTTTGGCGAATGGGTAGGAAACCTTATTGATAAATTTAACAACCTATCTCCGTTTATGCAAGATATGGTTACGCTTGCATTGGCAATAACGGTCGCAATTGGCCCTCTTACGACCGTTGTCGGAAAACTCATGATAACGATGGGTAGCCTTGTAAAAAGTTTTCAGCTTGCGCAAATGGCATTGGCTGGCGGCAGCGGGTTTATGGGCGCGATCACGACATTTTTAGGCCCAGCCGGTACGGTTGTTCTAGCAATAGCGGCAATAGCGGCAGTAGTTGGTACTCTCGTTATCGCTTTCAACAATGCAAATGCCGAAACAAAGGCGCTGAAAAAAGAAATACAAGATTTTAATGATAGCGTTAATCAATCCAAGGAAACATTTGACGATCTTATCGAGAAAAATAACGCTAGTGCTGGGGCCGCTAAAACCCTTGCGGATGAACTGTACAATCTAGCCGATAAGGAAAACAAATCGACCGCTGAAAAAATGCGGATGAAAGACATCGTGAATCAGCTTAACTCCATGTACGAGGGGCTTAATCTTACCATTGATGAAATTACTGGTACACTGAATCTTGAAAAGAAAGCCATTGAGGATGTTATTGACGCCAATTTGAAACAGATTCAGCTAAGCGCATACTCAGAGAGATTGACAGAGTTATATGAGGAACAATACGAAGCCGCCGAAAAACTGAAAAATGTAACAAAATCAATGTCAGACGAACAAGTAGCCATTGCGGAAGATGTAAAAAACAACATATATTATCAAGAAGCCTATAATAAAGCAATGGAAGATGGAACCATAACAGCAGATGAACTAAGGCGCTCTAGTAAATATCTTGCGGGCATTTTTAACGACGATTTAATTAATGCGTATCTCGAAGCATCTATGGTACAGGATCAAAACACAGAAGCTGTTCATAACGCCACGGAAGCATATAATAATTTGGCAATAGAGGTATCCGATTCATCTTCAACGATACAGGGAGCTGGAGCCTCCTGGGACGCCTTATCTGAAACTCAAAAAGCCGCCCTGGAGGAAATGGGCACTACGCAGGAAAACTATACCGCCATGTCCATTGAAGATTTACAGGCATATGCGGACGAGATGCAAAAACAACAAGAAGAATATGAAGATTTGCTAGACGAACGCCTTGCCGTAACTCAAAATGCTTTCGAGAAAATAGAATCGACCATTGATGTATCACTTGACGAGATGATAAAAAATCTTGAAAGCAATCAAGAACTAGTAAGCACATGGACAGATAATCTAGCCATATTGACCGATAAGGGACTTAACTCGGGGTTTATACAGGTTTTAGAAGATGCGGGCGTTGACGCTGCTGTTACGGTGGCTAACCTTGTTGATGCCAGTGACGCTGAAATCCAGAGATTGAATGACGTATTCATGAACGGGTCAACCGTAGCCATAGATTCAATGAAAAAAGAACTTGGGCTAGATACTACCGTCAATGTCGGGTCGGACACGATATCCGAGATAGCCGACGGAGTAGAGAACAACACAGAGTTTGAAAATGCGGCAAAGAAACAGGTCAAAGACGCTAAATCTGCGATGGCAACGCAGGTCAAGGAATCTAATTTTTCTACTATCGGTTCATCAATGATAAGCGGCACAATAAACGGCATGAATAGCCTCGGGGGTAAACTGCGCTCCACGGCTCAATCGCTTGCTAGAAGCGCATATAATGCAATGAAGAATGCGCTGGACATTCACTCGCCATCAAAGAAAACGATGGAGATCGGTCAGTTTTTTGTTGGCGGCCTGACAGAAGGTATAGCAAAATCGGCTAGACAGGCAATCTGGAAAGCTCGAGAGTTATCGTCCAACCTTGTAGGCGCCTTAAGCTTTGGATCGGTGCAATTTCCGTCTGTATCCGATTATGGCGTTCCTTCTGCGCTGCAAACATCCGGGCTATCTAATTCGGTAATACAAAACACAACAAATACGTCGAGTAGGGAAACTAATGTAAGGGTAGAGTTTACCGGCCCGGTGATGCTCGGCAATGAAATGGACATAGACAAAGTTGCTACGATGCTTGGGTATTACTTGCAGAATAAGCCAGTCGCGCAGGGGGCGTAATATGTGGTTTGAATTTAATGGAATCAGAAGTAGTGATTACAATATTGAAACGGAACTATTCCCGCTCATGCTTGTACCCGTCCGGAACGTGACATCTATCGTGATACCCGGCATGGACGGGAGTTTAACACAGTCTGACGATACTTACTCGGACATGAGTTACCCGATCCAGGTCAGGGCCACGGACGATTGCCCGTTTGAGCTTATCCATAGTTGGCTAAACGGGAGCGGCGATCTTATCATATCGGATGATCCAGGAAAGAAATACAAAGCCAGGTTTGATTCGCGCTCACTGAACGAGGATTTCTTTTCCTGCTTTCGGGTGACGTTGAATTTTTTCGTGCATCCATTCAAATATGAAGCGGAGCCGGAAACAATCGAATTGACATCATCGGGGACGATCTATAATCCCGGTACGCGCAAATCGTATCCGATCATCACCGTATATGGTGCCGGGGATCTGACGATAGGCGATTATGAACTGACCATTGAGGCGACGGGCGGCGAGGATTATGTAATTATAAACAGCGAAATCCAGGAGTGTTATTACGATACATCGACAAGCCGCAATAGTAAGGTGACGGGCGACTTTCCCGTCCTTGATCCTGGGGAAATCAGCATCACGATAGGCGCGGGAATAACGCGGGTGGACTTTCAGGGTAATTGGAGGTGGTTTTAATGATTTATATATATGAATCAACCGAAACAACTTTTACGCATATGGGGCTGGGGGCATTATCTCCCAGCTCTTGTATTGTGACCGAGGAAATCAACCTTGATTTCAGCCTGGAAATGAGACACCCGATTGACAATGACGGAAAGTGGGAACGAATTGAACGCCAGAGAATCGTAAAAGTCCCCACACATAGAGGGGATCAGCTTTTCAGAATATACAATGTGTTCAAAGAGCCTATGTTCCAAAAATATGTAACCGTACTTGCCCGGCATATTTTTTATGATCTTAGAGATAACTTCCTGGAAAACGTATGCCCGACAGCAAAAAACGGGCAGGATGCCGGGGATGCTATTCTTGATGGATGTCAGACCCCTACATCGTTCACGTTTTCCTCTGACATTACGGATATATCTACAGCATGGTATATCCGCCAGAATCCTGTAAGAGCGTTTATTGGGCCCGATGAAAGCTCATTCATCAATCGCTGGGGCGGGGAGATCGAAAGAGATAACCATGATATTACTATCAATTCCAGGGTGGGCGCAGACAATGGGGTAAAAATCGCCTACAGAAAGAATCTGACCGGGCTTGAAATTACGGTCGATGATACCAGGGTGGTAACAAGGGTGATGCCCACGGCTCTTGATGAAAACGGCGAACTGTTTACTACGGCAACAAAATACTACGACAGCCCATTAATTAGTAATTATCCACACCCGAAATATGGTGTATTGGATACGGGCATACGGGTGGGTGCAGAAGTCAACGGGAGCATTCCTTATCCAGATGACGCTACGGCATTAACCGCAATGGAGGCCATGGCAGCAGCCTATTTTGACGCAGGAGCCGACCGGCCGCAAACAACGTTGAACGTCAATTATATTCAACTCGGAAAGACAGATGAATACTCCCAATATGCCAATTTGTTTTCTGTGAATATCGGTGATGACGTAACAGTTTATTATCCTCCGATAGACATTAATCTGAAATTGCGTGTTGTCATTATGAAATGGGACGCGATACTAGACCAACCCTACAGTGCAACCATAGGCGATCTTGAGCCTAATATAGCCGATACGGTTGTTGCGAATGACATCGACATTTCGGCACTCAAAACCAATGTTGACAAAGCGCTATTGGAGGGCGGAACATACAACAACATCTACATAAACCATGAGGATGGATTTGTCGCACAAGCCACGATAAACGGCGAAGAAGTGACGGCTCGGTTTAATGCCGGGGAGTTGGGATTTTATAACTCCGATGGCGACTTGATCGGCGGAATGGCTGTGACGAACGGTATGCTGGCGATGATTGCAGGGATACTGGCGAACGAGGCAGATGGGAATTGTTATGCGACGATCGGGGAAGCGGCGATATG